CGGCTCCACCACCTTGGGCTTGGCTACCATCTACTAAAAAGGGATAAACCGTCTTAATAGATGTTGCCAATTCATCAAGAGTTGAAACAGTCAATTGCCCTGACTCATCCGCAACCCTGATCTCGTCATCAACAAGCGTTAGCCTCTGGCTAATTTGCTGTTGCAGTAATTGTGCCTTCTGTGCGTCTTTTGTCAATCTTGCGGCCAGCTTTGCCGCCTCAGTGCCAATTTTTTGACGCTTAATGTTCGTGTTTAATTCTTCCAGCTTTTGCTTAAGAGTGTCGCTTTCCTGCTTCTGGCTCTCAAACAACTGCTTGTAATCATTTTCAGCTTTGGCTTTTTCTTCGGCCTCTGCCTTTGCGCGACTTCGTGCTTCTTCGCGCTCTTGCTGTACCTTCTTTTTCTCGGCCAGCAATTCGTCAACTTTGTTTTTCAGCCCAGACGTTTCGCTTTCTAATTTGCTTTGCAATTCTGCCTGTAACTTTTCACTTAAAACCTGTTTTACATCATCTTCTAAATTCAGTTCGTTTAAGAACTCCATTGCTCACCTCTGGTTTGCAAGTTTGCGGCTCTACCGCTTTTGCTTGAATAATCAAGCCCCATTGCCAATGATACCATTTACTAACAAAAATAAACAAACCTATGAATTATCCTTGCTTTTCTTGCTTTTTGTTAAATTCCATTTCCCTTACAAAACTTTGCCATTTTGCGCTTAAATCGCTAAATTTTCCAATTGAAGAACAAGAAGAAGCAAAGTCTAAAATTATTCTAGGGTCTGTTTTTTTCCAAATTGCCTGCTGTTTTGCGTCTTGCAATCTTTTACTTAATTCTGGGTTCATTAATCTAGCTCCCAAATTTTCCTGTCTGTTACAACTGCGCCGCGATTTAAAACGACCATGTATTTATTTTCAACAATGTTTACTGCATCATAACCAGCTATAATTGCCGCCCTTGAAGTATCGGCAGAGAGGCTCGCTTCTAAATCTTCAATTAATCTAATTCTTTGCTTAATGTTATTAATTGACGCTATTTCACCTAAGTTTTTTGCTTTGATAAGTTTTTGCTCAAGATCAGATAAAGGCTCAAAACCTAGCTTCGATAATGCTTCATCAACAAGATCATAGGGTTTGTCACTTCTGTAATTATAAATTTTAGCATTTGGTTTTAGCTTCATTCTAAATACAACACCAGCCCCGTTGGAATACGCGTAATCACTAGCAACGTCAAAACCTGTGGCTTTTGGTCTATTTTGATTAGGCCCATAAGATGTGTACGTTCCAGAGCCAAAAACCCCACCACCAACAAAATGCTCATCATCAAAATATTGGTTTACTAGTTCTTTGCCTGTTGCATCATCATAATCCGTTACCCCTCTAAATAATGTGTCGCTTTTTATTGCATCAAAATCAGTCTCACTGACAACAGTTGGCTGTTGGTCATAATTCGCAATTCTTGTATATTTTGCTGTTTTCTTGTTTTCGTAAATTCTTCCAAGATCATCAACTTCAGATATAAACTCTGGCGTTATTGCATCTGTTCTTTTGTTTGGAATGGTAAGCTCTAACTCTCTTGGCTTTTCATCTTGTAAAATAGTATCAACTACTGATGTAGTTTTAGCCTTGATGTTAAACGACTCATCTAGGGCTTTTAACTGGTCAAGCGGAATAGGATTACCTTTGGCGTCAATAAAGCGGTCTAGACTTAGCTTCTTACCCCTAAACAACTTGCCTCTGTCTTTGCCTAATACTTCATCCTGAAACGCCGCAGGCTGTCGGCGTAACCATGTCTCGTAGTTAGTGCCTGCATCAATTTGCTGTTTACCGTCTGCACCAATGGCAGGCCGTTCGCCTTTGATATCAGCGCCTAACGTAAACTCTGGCTTCACCTTTGGAACAATTGTTGAACGACAATTAAAATGCGCTGGCGGTTTTGGTGCGTCTGGGTCACTGAATGAAAAAACCTGACCGTCCAGTGATCCACACAAGATTGTTGTTCTGTTATCTAGTGCCGCAACCCACTCATAGCCATCTAAAACGTCTTCGTTTTCCTGCATTACCTGATTTCTAGCTACGGTCGCAACATTGTTAGTCGCCGTTCTAGCTATAGTCATGGCTTGGTTTTTATGCAATCCAGATAAACGCTCAATCCTGTCTGCAATCTGTCGGTTAGTTTCTCCCAGTATCGCGCCGTCAGAAATTTCCTGCGCTATCTGCTGTGCGCCTCTATTGGTAAATGATTTAAACACGTCAGTCATGCTTAAGTATTTACCGTCAGATATCTTCATTCTGGATAGATCAACTGCCGCGCTTATCTGCTCAGGCGATGGCAAGTTAACACTGCCCGCTACATTAGTTTCTAACAGCCCCTGGCTAAACTCAGACTCATATAGAGCAAAGTCTTTTAGTTCTTCTATTCGCTCTTGTAAGTTACCGTCCACAATGGTTCTAAACTGAACCTGCATGTCAGCGCTAAGCAAGCGCAAGCGGTCAACCTGAAAGTCTGTTAAGTCGCCACTGGTTAATCTACGAATGGCCGCATCAGTTACATTCTGCAATGCCTCAATGGTTTTTTTGCCAACACCAGAACCAAACCTCTGAATAAAGATTTGGTGTCGAATCATTGCATTGTGGATTGCGTCCTGAGAAGACATTATTTCTTCCTCTTGTACCCCGAAGCGTAAATAGCCCGCGCCTGCTTCTCGGCTTCAGCTTTGGTTTTATAAACCTTGCCAGTCTTACCCCAGCGATAACCGCCTTTCACTTTCATTACAGGCATATGCTCACCACTTAACTTTGTCACTCCAGTAAGCCGCAGACATTTTGCCCTTGGCTATGTTCTTTGCGTGCCTTGCTTTAAATGATGCTCGGCGTGCCTTATCTGCGTCACTCTCATTCTTTTTAGGTGGCGAACCTTTAACACCTTGTTGGCCAAATCGGATAATCTTTTCTTTGCCACTTTCGCACGCTTTAACAACATGCGATTTAGTTGGATGGCTGGGCGTGCGCTTAGGCTGGTTGCACTTCATCTTTGATTTGTCGATTTTAGCCATAGTTACACCAGTGGGTTAATATTTTCTCGTTCCTGTTGTACTTCATCAAGCGTGCGCGATGGCTCAACAATTCCAGCAGACTTTAATCTGTCGAAAATGTCTTTATCCCCAATTAAATTACGATCAAGCAGTGTCACCATTGACATAATTAACTGAGGGTCTACTGATTTGTCGTAAAACTCACGATTCATTTTAAATTCAATGTCAGAATCATTAGCGCCCATAAACTCAGCACACCAATACAAGCAGGTTTCGATTGCTTCAGATAGGTTGGCCACAATGTCACCTAATACTGAGTTTTCACTAGCAAAGCGAATCCGTGCGCCTTCCGCTGTTTCATTAGTGCCTCTGTCGGTGATGATTCGAGCGCCAATCGCAACCATTTGCGCTTCTTTTGATTTCATCGCCTCAAGCACTAGATTGTTAGGGTCTGCCTGTAAAAGCGTAGCGCTTCCAGTCTCACCCAATACATGCCCAGCTCGTGAACCTAGCTTTATACCGTTCGGGTTATATTCTAACCACTGGTCAAAACTTAGGCTGTGCGTAATGAATAGAGTTGGCTGGCCAGTAATAAAACAGCTTTCTTCGTAATCTGCCGAGTTTCTATAGTGCGCAATATTTACATCTGCAATATCGGATAGCGGTGGATCATCAATGGTTGAATCGTTGTTTTTACTGCCTACGAATTGGGCAGGTATAACATCCCAATTACTACCATCTGCGCGTTTTGGATAGACTTCTTCCGTGTAGGGTTCTTCGTCACGGTAAATCTGTTGCGTGTAGCCATCTTCCCGTAATCGCAAAACTCGATATTGAGTTTTTGATTCATGGCCAAACTCATCGTCATCTAAAATATATTGCTCAGCCAAAACACACAATGTAAGCAATTTACGCCCATTGATAACCTCTGTTTTCCAGTTAACGACCTGCTCAGCCGTGTAAGGAATAATCGATGCGCGAAGGTCTAGCATCATTGTCTGCTCTAGTGATAACTCGCCTTCAACTTGCGGGTAATCAACTAGCAATAAGCATCGCCCTGTTTCTAACAGATTACTTAGCTCATCCTTTGCCAACTGAACTAGGCTTAAACCATCGCCTGTCGCATCGTCTTCTAAGTATTCCAAAGCATCTGGCAGTTCATAATTAGGTTTATGCCTGAATGCCGCACCCACTAACGCGTTTTTCGTTCGACCAGTAAAGTTAGTAAACACCGCCCGTTTTAAATATTGCCGATAACGCACTGTTTCAGAACCTATGCGGTCATCGTTTGACTCTGCGTCTGGAACAGGTAAATACAGGTGGCGCTTTTGCTTTACGGCAACCGAGCCTTTGACTGCATCGCGGGTTTTCGCCCAGACTGGCGCATAAAGCTCGTATTGTGGATGTTTAGTATCTACTGGCATGGTCATAGCCCAAAGAAAATTTTACATATCATACCATTTTAAGTAGCGAACGCGAACGGCACATTCATTACAGGCTTGACAATCGGCATTTCATAAGCAATAGGGTAAGTGGTCGCATCGTTCTGGTGGTCATTGCCGCTTGTTTTGTCAGGCTCGCCATTCTTGTAGGCTTGTTGTTCAAGGCAATTAGCAACTGTTGGGCATAGCGTGTCATTCACTCTAATTCGCCCTGATTCAAACGCCGCATTTGTCGCTGTAATTCTATCTCTTACCGCTGGGTTAGACTTTTTAGCCCTTACGTAAAAGCCCGCTTGTTGTAATAGCGCAATATCAGACAATGAAGCGTTAACCGTCTTTCTACTACCACCGCTTGCGTCTGGATAAATATAAATCTTATGCCCCTGATTTTGCCATTTTTCCTGAATTAAACGGATCATTTCGGGCGTGTCATACATGTTGCATAATTCAGCGACTGCGTGCCAAGTTTGGCCACCTTCTCGTTGTACGTAAATAGTGGCCGCCTGTTGCGTTACGTTAAAGTCGCAACCAATAAACAAAGGCTCACGCTCTTTTATGGTTTCATCGCTTCTGTGAGCTATTCGATCATAGCTTGAGTAAACAGTTCCAGACGTTAAGTTAACAAACTTGCCATCAATGTACGCCTCTAGTAATTCGTTTGGATAAATTGCCTTCAACGAATCAATGTAATCAGGCGGTAAGTATGGGTTAGAAGTGGTGGGCGCTTGGATTATTTCATATCCTGCTTTTGGGTTTTTCTTCCAAGTCTCATAAACAAACTTAAACCCCTCTGGCGTTGTAGTAACCCCGATTGTGTTTTGGCCTTGCTTCTTCTGTCGATTCCTAGCGAGTATCTGCCTAAAAGCGTGTGCCGCATCATCGCTCTTTAAAGTGTCCAGCTCGTCTATGTCTGCGTCTGCGTGCTCGTAACCAACAATTCTATTAGGGTTATCCATTGATCGGAAAATGATATTTCCGTAACCCTCAATGCTTATCATATTTAAAGGCGATTTAGATAATTTATAAGATATCCCCAAATCTGTTAATACAGCTTCA